TGGACCGCGCAGAAGTGGACGACCAAAAGTGGCAAACCTTCTAGCAAGACCGGCGAACGCTACCTCCCCAAGGCAGCTATCGAGTCTCTTACACCTTCAGAGTATGCTGCCACCACTCGGGCCAAACGCGCAGGCAAAGCCGCAGGCAAACAGTTTGTCAAGCAGCCTCCCAAGGTTGCTGCAAAGACCGCTAGGTTCAGGTAAACCATGACTATTTCCGGCACCGCTACCTTCAACATGGACCTCAACGAATATGTTGAGGAAGCCTTTGAGCGCTGTGGTGCCGAGTTGCGAACGGGATATGACTTAAAAACTGCCCGTCGCTCTCTGAATCTGTTGTTTACAGATTGGGCTAACCGTGGCATCAATATGTGGACCATCGAGCAGGGCTCCCAAGTCCTGACTCCTGGCACTGCCACCTACACACTACCTGCCGACACGGTAGACCTGATGGAGCATGTGATCCGCACGGGCGCGGGTAATGTTTCAACGCAGGTGGATCTGACCATCACGCGTATTTCGGTTTCTACTTACGCCTCCATCCCGAACAAGCTGCAGACGGCAAGGCCGATTCAGGTGTGGATTGATCGTAAACAGGATGCGCCAACCTTCACAGTCTGGCCGGTGCCTGACAACTCGCAGACCTACACGTTTGTTTACTGGCGCTTGCGCCGGATTGACGATGCTGGTGCGGGCGGTACGTACACGCAAGATGTCCCCTTCCGTTTCATCAATGCGTTGGTGGCGGGTTTGGCGTATTACCTGTCCATGAAGATTCCTGGCGCAATGGAGCGTATGGCGGTTTTACAACAGCAATATCAAGAAGCGTGGGAGCTTGCTTCAACGGAAGATCGAGAGAAGGCAGCAGTTCGTTTTGTGCCACGAGAGATGTTCATCAGTTAAAACATGGATGTTATATCTTTAGCAGAAGCCAAAAGTACCGGTTTGAAACGGTACTTTACGGGCTTACCATGTTCAAATGGGCATATTGCAGACAGGTTGGTGTCAAGCCGCGTCTGCAGTGAATGCACTAGAAATAAACTAGAAAAATACAGAATAGACAATCGGGAAGTACTGCTTCAAAAAAAGCGTGAATACGCCAAAAAACAACGTGTTGAGCAGCCGCAGCACCTGTATGCAATTGCCAAAAAGTCTATCCAAAAACATCGAGAAGCACGTAACAAAGAAAAAGCAGCCTGGAGAAAAAAGAATTCTGGTCGGGTGTTAGCATGGTGCAGAGGGCGACAGCTTGGGAAAAAACAACGAACGCCTGCATGGTTAACGGACTTTGACAAGTTAAAAATTGAGTGTGTGTACGCAGTAGCAGCAATGCTGACCCGCGTAAATAACGAACCGTGGCATGTAGATCACGTGTTCCCTTTGCACGGAAAAACAGTGTCTGGTCTGCACGTACCTTCAAACTTGCAGGTTCTTCGTGGCGCAGAAAATTCCCGTAAGGGGAACAGGCTGTGAGCAATAGGTTTGCTAACGGCGCAAAAGCATTTGGTTTCTGTGACCTATGCGGGTTCCGTTTCGACCTCAAAAAGCTCAAGAACCTGACGATCAAAACCAAGCGAACTTCGATCAAAGCGTGTCCTCAATGCTGGACCCCAGATCAGCCGCAGTTGCAGCTTGGCATGTATCCCGTAAGTGATCCGCAAGCAATCAGAGATCCACGTCCAGATACGAACACTTGGTACTCATCGGGCCTGACAGCAACGGGTTCATTTGGTGAAGGTAGCCGCGTGATCCAGTGGGGTTGGAACCCCGTGGGCGGCTCAAGAGGTTTTGATGCCCCGCTGACACCGAACACCTTGGTGGCGCAGGGATATGTTGGTACAGTCGTGGTAACGACCACGTAAGGAGTTGAAATGGCAAAGATGACCCCCGAACAGGCGGTAAGTGCTCATGAGGCCAAACGGCATCGTGGCGAACCGAAGACTTTCTACAAGGGCGGCAAGACGGACGCGGACATGCTCAAGATGGGCCGTGGCCTTGCCAAGGTTCAGAACCAGAAGACTGGGATGAAGAAGCCATGATGCCGATCAAGAAGCTCGCCCCCGCTAAGTCGGGGCAACCGCAAGAGATCGAAACCCTCAAGGATGAGATCTGCATGGTGGTGGGCAACATTGCTATGGGCAAGCCGCCTGGAGTGAAGACCTCCGGGATCAAGGTCCGTGGCACGGGCGCAGCTACCAAAGGAACGATGGCCCGTGGGCCGATGGCGTAAGCTATGAACTACACCGAGTTGCAGACTGCTGTCGAGGACTACAGCGAGAACACGTTCTCGTCCACTGTCTTTGCCGACATGACACAGTTGGCAGAGCAGAAGATCTACAACTCGGTTCAGCTTCCGGCACTGCGCAAGAACGTCACAGGCACGCTGACCAACGGCAATCAGTACCTGTCGGCACCCACAGACTTCCTGTCTGTCTTCAGCCTTGCGGTCATTGACGGCTCGGGGAACTACGAGTACCTGCTGAACAAGGATGTGAACTTCATCCGCTCGGCGTTTCCCAGCGCAGCAACTACGGGTACTCCGAAGTATTACGCCATCTTTGGCCCTCGCAGTGACAACCCGGATGAGTTGTCGTTCATTCTTGGGCCAACGCCCAATGCGGGCCTGACGGCGGAACTGCACTACTTCTACTATCCTGAGAGTATTGTCACGGCGGGTACGTCATGGCTCGGGGATAACTTTGAGTCTGCGCTGTTTAATGCCGTCATGGTTGAAGCTGCACGCTTCATGAAACAAGAGCCCGATATTATTCAGATGTACCAAAACGAACTGACAATATCTATGGCTTTGCTGAAGAATCTTGGTGACGGCAAAAACCGTCAAGACGCCTACCGTAGTGGTCAGGTTCGATACCCAGTCAAGTAAGGACAAATCATGGCAATCTCACAAGCAATGTGCTCGTCGTTTAAGCAGCAGCTTTTTCTGGGCGAACACGATCTCGACACCGATGTCATCAAGATCGCGCTGTACACCTCGGCTGCTACGCTGAGCGCTGCGACGACCGCCTACACCACCTCTAACGAGGTGAGCAGTTCCGGGACAAACTACACCGCAGGTGGCAACACGCTGACTGGGGCTACGGTGTCTCTGAGCGGCACGACAGCGTTTGTGGACTTCTCTGACACCTCGTGGACTAACGCGACCATCACGGCCCGTGGAGCGCTGGTGTACAACTCCAGCAAGAGCGACAAGGCCATCGCGGTGCTGGATTTCGGGTCTGACAAGACTTCGACCAACGGCACGTTCACGGTGCAGATGCCTGCGAATACCGCCTCTGATGCGCTGATCCGCATCGTCTAAGGAGTAAGAAATGGCTAATGCAATTTATCCGAAGTACAAGGAGACTATCCTTGGCGCAGCCACCAACACCAACTTGTTGACCGGCACGGTTAAGGTTGCTTTGGTCGATACTGGCGTTTACACATACAACGCAGCGCATCAGTTTCTGACTTCGCTCACTGGCACGGTTGGCACTGCTCAGACGATTGGCGCTACCAAGACTGTCACGAATGGCGTATTTGACGGCGCTGACGTTACTTACACAGCAGTAACTGGTAACTCTGTGGAAGCACTGGTGATTTATGTAGATACCGGAACCGCAGGCACTTCACCTCTGGTGGCCTACATCGATACTGGTGTGACGGGTTTGCCGGTTACGCCCAACGGCGGCGACATTTCGATTACTTGGAATGCTTCGGGCATCTTCGCTCTGTAAGGCAATTTATGGCGCTGCCAAACGACTCAATCAACGTCACCCCTGGCTCGGGGGCGACGGTTGCCACGCAGTTGGTGTCGGCCAAAGAGTACCAAATTGTGATGTTGGCCTATCCTGATGGTCACCTTAACGGCAGCCTACCCCAGTATCGGCTTATCTGCCCCAGCCAAGCGGTGGGCGCGAATAAGGTGTTTCTTGACCTGTTCAACGCCACTGGCAGCGGCGCGTCGTTGCGCGTCCTGTCAGCGTACTGCTATGTGGACAACGACACGGCAGTCACCGGCACGCTGGGTGTCGAGGTCAACTTGACTCGCACCACGGCGGTGGGTACGGGCGGCACGGCTGCCACCGCAGACGGCACGTCACTGACGGCCATCACCATCAGTAAGATGGACACCGCCAACGCCGCACTGTCGGCCAGCATCACAGCACGGTCAGCGCCCACGGGCGGCGCTACCGCAGGTGCCTTGGTTGGTCAGCGCTGGGTGTTCACCGAGGAAACCTCGGCACCGTCCGGTATTGCTGGCACCTTGGGCGCTGAGTTCGTGCGCAACGAGGGCGCGGACCTAATCGTGCGCGAGAACTCGGGCCTGCGTTTTGTGCAAGGCACTGTCGCTTCGGTTGGTAACCTGTCGTTCGAGATCACTTTCGAGGTGTTCTAAATGCTGTTGCCACTGCTCCTTGGGCAGGGAGGAGCAGGCCCAGCTACTCAGACGCTTACGCCGTCGCTGGTTACCAACGACCAGACGTTTTTTAGTCCAACGGTTGCACGCGGCACGGTCACGCTTGCACCTGCGCTTTACACCAACACCCAGAGTTTCTTTGGTCCGACGGTCATTCGCGGCACCGTTACGCTGCAACCGGCGCTTGTCATCAATGCGCAGACATTCTTCAGCCCCGCTGCCAGCGCCACCTACACGCTGACCCCCGCGCTCTATACAAACACCAACACCTTCTACGCGCCTACGGTGGCGTCAGCAAACACGCTGACACCGGACCTGTACACAAACACTCAAACATTTTACAGCGCAACAATTACGCAAGGCGGTGCGAATCAAACACTGCTACCCGCGCTTTACAGTAATCCGCAGACTTTTTACGCAGGCAGCGCGTCAAGCTCTTATACGCTTTTACCTACCCGTTACGACAATCCGCAGGTATTTTTTGCGGCGACTGTTGCTGACGCGTATGTAATTACACCGAACCTTTACACCAATACTCAGACTTTCTACAGCCCGACGGTAGAGCCCGGTGTAGTAACACTGCTGCCGGATTTCTACACCAATACCAATAGTTTCTACAGCCCGTCTGTTACGACGGCTAACGTACTTGTCCCGGACCTTTATGTAAACACCAACAACTTCTACGCGGCGTCTATTTCAACGTCGATAACGGTAAGTGTTTCTGGTGTCAGTGCCACCGGACAAATTGGTGACGTAACGGTTCAGGAAGGTGTAACGGCTTCCGTCACTGGGGTGCAGGCTACAGGCCAGACAGGCACCGTTACCGTCAGTATTTCTGAGGTTGTTGAGCCCACAGGCGTTGAAGCCACTGGGCAAGTTGGTGATGTAGCGGTCACTGGCACGGCTCTGGTTGAGCCCACGGGCGTATCTGCCACGAGTGCGGTTGGCACCGTCACAGTTCTGCTGGACCAGACGGTTCAGGTCACGGGCGTTCAGGCTGTAGGTCAGGTTGGCGGGTTCGGCATCGAAGCCTGGGGCGAGTTGGGCTGGGGGCAGTCCACCTGGGGCGGAGCCTCTGGTCGCGTCATTGGCGATGCCAACGTATACCCCACGGGCGTACAAGCTACGGGTCAGATCGGCACGGTCAACGCCTTCACAGACATCACGGTCGCGGTCACCGGGGTCCAGGCCACTGGCGAGATTGGTACGGTCAACGCCTTCACCGATGTGGTGGCTGTTGTCACAGGCGTCGAGGCCACAGGTCAGACAGGAACTGTCACGGTCACCGGCACGGCGCTTGTATTGCCTACAGGGGTCTCGGCTACCGGGCAGATTGGTAACGTCACCATCGAGCTTGTCCAGACGGTGGTGATCACTGGGGTGCAGGCCACGGGGTTTGTCGGGACGGTCACCGTCACTGGCGGCGCTACCATACTTCCCACTGGTGTTCAAGCCCTTGGGCTGGTAGGATACGTAAACGTCTGGGGCCTCGTGCCCGATGTGCAAACACCTTCGTGGACTGCGATTGTTCTACCTCCGGGTACGGTATGGACTCAGCCCTCAACGGTTCAAGACCCAGTATGGACGCAAGTACCGGCAAATTCAACCACTTGGACACTGATCCCAGACACTCAAACGCCTAACTGGCAGCAGGTAAACTCATGACGACTGCATACACCTCTCTTCTCGGTCTCGCACTCCCGGTCACGGGTGAACTGCAAGGTACTTGGGGTGACGTTGTAAACGACTCCATTACTTCGCTGCTGGATACGGCGATTGCGGGCACCACATCGCTGACCACGGACACGGACACCACGCTGTCTGACACCGACGGCGCGTCCAATCAGTCTCGGCAGGCCGTTGTTCTGTGGAACCCTGCTTCTGGCACGGTAACGCGCAACATCACGGCTCCGGCACGTAGCAAGACCTACGTGGTGATCAACGCCACGGGCGGTACGCAGAGCATCGTGTTTCGGGGTGTGGGCCCGACGACGGGTGTGACGATCCTGGCCGGTGAGAAGGCTGTGGTGGCGTGGAACGGTTCGGACTTCGTAAAGGTCTCGACCTTCGGTGGATCTCCCAGCTTTACCAACGTGACGGTCACGGGCACAACAACGCTGTCTGGCCTGACGGCTTCCACGGCTCTGGCTTTGAACGGCAGCAAGGAAGTGGTGTCGGTGACCAATACTGGCACGGGCAATAACGTGTTGTCTGCCTCTCCCACCCTGACGGGTACGGTCGCTGGTGCTTCGCTGACGCTGTCTTCGTTGACTTCTGGGCGTGTGACTTACGCCGGGGCATCGGGGCTGATCACTGACTCCGCGAATTTCACGTTCAACGGTACGGACCTGACGGTCTCCGGCGCGGTCAACGCAGGCTCCATCAACGCCACCACGCTTGACCTGACGAACCTCGAAGTCACGAACATCAAGGCCAAGGACGGCACGAGCGCAGCCACGATTGCTGACTCCACGGGCGTAGTGTCATTCACTGCCAACCCAGTGATGTCTGGCGGCACCGCCAACGGCGTGACCTACCTCAACGGCAGCAAGGTGCTGACGAGCGGGAGTGCGTTGACGTTTGATGGTACTACGTTTGGGATGACGGTAAATGCGTTGTTTAACAACAGCCGTGTCCTTCAATGGAAAAACACAAGCGGTGTCACTCGCCCGGTGTTGCAAGTTTTTAGTGACAACAACCTTTACATTGACTCGGAAGATGGAGCGCAAATTTTTCGGACTCTTGGCTCCGAACAAATGCGCCTCACCAGCACTGGTCTAGGCCTTGGCACCACAAGCCCACAAACTCGACTTGTTGTTTCTAACGGCAGTAACGAAAACATTGAGTTTTCTTCTGGAAGTGTTGCATTTAACGGTGGCGTTCTTGAGTACATCAACCGTACAACGGCAACCACACGCCCAGACTTCAACTATTACCTTGGCGTCAGCGGAGCACACAAGTTTTACATCAGCGGTTCCGAACAAATGCGCCTCACCAGCACCGGGCTGGGGATTGGGACGAGTTCGCCTCTTTCACGCCTGAGCGTTCAGCAGAGCGCAGACGGCTTTGATCAGGGCCTCACGCTTTCTCGTTCTGGTGCAGATCGTGGCACGGTTTTCCTCAACGCATCAAATAACACACTGAACTTTGGACGGGCAACGGCTACGTCCATGACCCTCAACGCTTCCGGCAACCTCGGTTTAGAGATAACGCCGAGTGCTTGGGGTGCAGCCCAGAAAGCCCTAGAAGTTGGTGCGTACGCTGCTCTCGTAACTGACGCCACTGGAAATGCCCTTAGTGGGTTGATGAACAACCTTGTTCTAAACGGGACAACGTATTCGTTCAAACTGGCGGCACCTGCGTACGCAGGGGCGTATTTGTTTTCCCCGGGTCTTGGGAACCATCAGTGGTTAACCAGCAGCGGTCCCGGTACAGGCCCAGCAACCGCGACGATGGTGCAGGCGATGACGCTGGACCTGAATGGCAACCTCGGGATTGGGACGAGTTCGCCTGCTTATAAGTTGGACATCCAAGGAGCAGCAGGTGTTGGTGTTCGCATTATTGAGAACACAACAGGTACGAGTAAGCGGTTGCAGATTACGCAAGAAGCCGCTGAAGTAACTTACAACGCAAACTACTCAAGCGGAACTAACGCGCACGCTTGGCAGATAGGTAATTTGGAGCGCATGCGTCTCGACGCCTCCGGCAATCTCGGCTTAGGGGTGACGCCGAGTGCTTGGGGATCGTCTCGCATCGCAATCCAAATTGCGGGGGCCAGCTTTGCCGGTGTTGTTGGGTCCAACACTTTTAACGAGTTATCCGCTAACCGATATATTAATTCCAGCGGGCAAGATATTTACATAGGTACAGGTGCTGCAACTGTTTTTCAGCAAACAAATGGTGCTTATCGTTGGCTCACCGCCCCCTCCGGAACCGCAGGCAACGCCATTTCCTTCACCCAAGCGATGACGCTGGATGCGAGTGGGAATCTCGGGATTGGGACGACTTCGCCGGTACAAAAACTTGTCGTCAGCAACGGTGGAGCAGCCGGACTTGAAATCGGCCCCACGATAGTTAACAGTGCGCCAGCCTTGGTGTCTTATAACCGCAGCGGCGGCGCATGGATGCAGTTGACTTACTCGGCGCTGTCGCATGTTTGGCAGGGCAGTGGATCTGAGGTCATGCGCCTCGACGCATCCGGCAACCTCGGCTTGGGGGTGACACCAAGCGCCATTGGCGGCGGTCGATACCTGCAATTTTTAAGCGCTTCATCGGTTGGTCAGCAGGCTAACGGCACTGCCAACTTGATGAATAACGCTTACGAGTCAAGCGGAAACTCCTTTAGCTACATCGTTTCTGCTGGGGCTGCAAGATACAACGTATCGTCAGACACACACGCTTGGTTCATCGCCCCTTTTGGCACCGCAGGCAACGCGATCTCGTTTACGCAGGCGATGACGCTGGATGCGAGCGGGAACCTATTGGTTGGAGCAACGTCTAACCCGGGCGTATTCAATAAGTCAGTCGTTGTAAATTCCGGTGCCGACACGCTGGCCGGTGTCGTGTTCCAAAACAACACAACAGGAACAGGCTCTACCGATGGTTCGCATATCGGTATTGTGTCGAGCGACATGTTGGTCGTTAATTGCGAGAATGCACCGATAAGGTTCTTTACCAACAACACCGAACGCGCCCGCATCACGAGCGATGGTAATTTGCTGGTGGGGACGACGGACAGCGGTGCAACTACAGGAACAGGTTTTAAGGCCGCTTTTCCGTCCGCGACAAACCCATCGTTTAGGTGTGTTGGAGCTTCATCTGCGTCTTCTGAATCAACATATGAGTTGTATTCAACTGGGGCAACGGCGTATCGTTTTTACGTCAATTACGCAGGAACCGTATTTGCCACTACTACCACGATCAGCGCTATCTCTGACCAACGGTTCAAAGAGAACATCCAAGACCTTGATGTTGGGCTCAACGCTGTTATGGCGCTCAAGCCGCGCAAGTTTGATTGGAAGGCGGGCAAGGGAAAAGACATCAAGGGTGATCGCGGATTCATCGCTCAAGAGTTTGAGCAGGTATTTCCCGACCTGATTGATGCGTGGAAAGACCCCGCGCCTGAAGGTGAAACCCCGTACAAGTCTGTGCGGCAAGACTTGATCCCTGTACTTGTGAAAGCAATACAGGAACAGCAAGCCATCATTGAGCAACTCAAGGCACGTTTGGATGCCGCCAACCTCTGAAAGGAACTCAACCATGACCACAACCATCACTTGGACCATCTCTCAACTCGACTGCTACCCGCAAGTTGGTAGCGAAACCGACGTAGTCTTCACGGTCCATTGGCAGTGCTCTGGCACTGACGGCACCTACAACGCACAGGTCTATTCCACCTGTGCCATCCCCACGCCCGATCCCGCTGATTTCGTCCCTTACGACCAACTGACCCAAGACATGGTGCTCGGCTGGATATGGGAAGACGGCGTGGACAAGGCCGCGACTGAAGCTGCGGTGCAGCAGATGATCAACAACCAGATCAACCCTCCGGTTGTAACGCCCCCGCTGCCGTGGTCATCCGCCCCGCAAACGGCCTGATTGGCTGGACCCTTCGTCGCACAGGCTTCGCGGGAGTAACTCTCCCGTGGGGCATCTACATCTTGCCCGAACGCTTGCAAGATGAGAGA